CGGGTTTCGGCGACACCTGAGCCGAGGCAGTATTCTCAGCCTGATACGTTGGTTGAAGCGGGTTCATGGTGTTTTGCGTGTTGTCGTCGCCGGTGCCCCCGTCGGACAATTGAGTGCGTGTTGCTGGCTTCACGCCCTTAGCAATTTTCAGCGCGTCATTCATTGCCTTCGCCCCTCATCGTCGGCAGGACGTGGTTCATCATGTTATAGACCACGCCTTGGCTCTCAGGATGCACGGACAGGCGCTCGGCCAGCTGCATCTTCTCAATCTCTTGCTTCGACAGCATTTCTTGCTCTTTGATGTGGCCGTCGAACTGATCCTTCTTGGCCGTGAGCGCGAGCCCAGCCGCCTTGATCCGTGCGTCCATCATCTTCGCGTCGGCGAGCTTTTCCTTGATGATCAGGTCGATCGCGTCGACTTTCTTCTCGTGGTCGCTCGGTCCCACGACGCCGCCGGTCTGCATGCCATCCTGCTGCATCTTTGCCATATCCAGCTGGACGCGCGCTTGGTCGAGGCCAACCTTGCCTTTCGCCAGCATGAGCTTGGTGTCGCTGTCCTGCTTCTTGATCTGAAGCTCGGCCATCTTCTGCTGCATCTCGGGCGGAGGTGTACCCTGCGCGCTGGCCGGGATCATAAACTGCTCTGGGTTCGACCATCCAACTGCCTGCAGCGCCGCCGTATCAATCGCGATCGGGTCGTACATCGACGGGTTCTGCGCTTGGATCTGCTTCAGCGCCACAACCTTCATCAGACGTTGGGTTTGGCTTGCGGTGTTTGGATCTGCCTGCGGCACCAAATCAACCTGATCTAACGCGCGGAGGAACGTCTCCTCGTCCCACTTGCGGGCCGGACGCTTGTTCTGCTGCCAGAACGAATCAGGGTTTTCGCGGAAGCACTGCACCAGCATCTGGAACTCTTCGGCCTGCGCGGCATGCATGCGCTTGTGCACCGAGTTGAGCACCTTGGTGGCCTGATCAATCAGCGCGATCGTGGTGCCAACCGGCGCGTCCTGCTTGCCTTCGCCGACCGCCTGCTCGGCTGTGCCGCCGATCCGCATGCCGGTCTGGGCGATGTTGTCGACGAGGCTCATGAGCCCGCCGCCGACGTCTTTATAGGGAAGCGGCATCACGGCTTGATTGATTGGCATGCCACCCGTCTTTACCAATGCGCCGCCGCCCGGAGGCACACGGAAGATGTTGGTGTTCTGCCGTGCTCCCGTGTCGGCATACAAGAAGCCGGGGAAATTGGCATACATGCCCGCGTCAAGCATTTCGCGCCAAGCAGCCGTGAGCGCGTTGGTTGTGTTGCCTAGGATGTGGAGGAGACCCAGATCATAAAACCCCATGCCCGGCACGAAGGTATACTTGACAAAGTTCTGGCGAGCTTCAGGCAAGTCTTTTGTATCTTCATCATAATTCCTCACGATCGACAGGATTTCCTTCGTCGACGCATCGATCGTGACGCGGTACGGTATCTCGAGCCCTGTCTCTGCCCCCTTGCGGCGATGCTCAAATCCACGGATGTCCAGCTCGCAATAAATCTCGTAGATCTCGCGGTCGCGGTCGTCGGCGTTGAAATTCTCAGCGCTGATGCCCTGCTGCGCCATCTTCTCGCGCTGGGCAGCGTCCCACTTGATCATCTTCGGGTCGGACAGGTCGATGTCGCGGTAGACCCCGAGGATCTGCATCCGCTTGACGACCGAAGGCCTCATATAGATGCGGTGGGTGATGCGCTTTGCGTTACTGAGATCTGTTGCGGAGTTGTTGACGATAAGATCGTCGGCGTCCACCGTCTCTGAAACTGGTCGGTTTCTAAGAGGGCAAAAGTATACCTTCTTGAAGGCTGTCCCGCCAAAACCGAGCATGAGCAGCATACGGTCGGTGTCAGGGTAATACTCTTTTGCGGTGGCTGTGAGGTAGTGATTGAGATCGTTCTCGAGGTCATTGGCCAGCTGGTCGGACTGAAGATCAGCATTGTTGTTGTCCTCGCGGATCTTCACTGGCCCATCAGTCGGAAGCAGCTCGCTTCTGGCGTTAGCTTGGAAGCGGAGCACCGCTTCAAGCAAGAGCGGGTGTCGTACACGCGACATGCCTTCCACAGGCGCGCCGTCTGCTGCTCCGGCAAGTCCGGGGATTTCAACTTTAAGCCCAAGGAGCTTAATTCCTTGGGCTCGGTCTTCAATCCATTCCTTACGAGAATTGAGGTCATCCTCGACGCCCTTCATCAAATCATGGGCAATGCGGCTCAATTCGACCTGATCGATCTCGTCGACCAAATTGTCGAACCAGCCTGTCTCGCGCCCCGCAGCCTTTTCGATTGGCGAGCCGTCCAGAGAAAACGTGATTGAGCCGTCTGGCAGCTCAATCGACATGATGTTGCCGTGCTCGTCTATGTCCTGCTTCGGCCCGTCCTCGGCCACCTCGACGGTGATGTCATCGCCGACAAACGGCGTCTGCTCGTCATCGGAAAGGCGGAGGTTCTGAGGGGCGACTAAAGCCATGGATTAAATCCCACCGTACAAGGGTTCGGGCGGTCTGCCCAAGTGTTGACGGGACATTTCAAAGTCCTCTTGCACCTCTTCCTGCCGCATGGCGAAACCTGTGCGGCGCAAATAGCGCATGGCCATCGACACTGTATCGACCAAGTCATCGTGCTTCGCTTTTGGAAAGCGCATGCACTGGCTAATGACCTCGTCGGCCCAGTCCGTATCGGGGCAGTACACCAGCCCCTCTTCAAACAGGTGCTGCACCGAATAAAGACGGGCTTGCTTGTCGATCGACCCCGGATCTTCGAGCTGAACCCCAAAGTGCCTGCCACCATACATTCTTTGCAGCTCCCGCGCAACTGGGCGGCCCACAGTCTTGTTTTCGATCAAAAGTGTCGAAACTTTCCACCGGAGACAAGTGTCGCTCACGAGCTTCACAAGGTCCGGCATTTCAAGGTGCTTCGACCACGCATGCATCATCATAACCCTCGGCGGGACCTCCCGCTCGTCGTAGGTCCGGATGATCTGCCCGGCGTGGCCGTCCCTCCCGATCATGCGGGTCGCGTGGGTTTTGGGGTCGTCGGTCCAAACGCCCCAGACCGTCATGGCCGACGGGTCGTTCTCGGTCTTCTCGGTCATAGCCGTGTCGAGGCTGGCGATGATGAAGTCGAACGCGGGGTATTTAATGTCTTCCCAGAGGTTCCAGTGGCGGCGTTTGATGATACCGCCGTCTTCTGGGGTCGGCAGCTGCTGGAACTGGCCGGACGCGGCGTAGGTGCCCATCGTCCGCTTGTCGCGCTCGACGACGTGCCGGGGAAAGCGCTTCGGGAAGAACAGCTCGCCCTTCTCGGTGCGCGGATCTTCCCAGCCGAGCTGCGTCGGGTAGGCTCGATCGGGATCGAACTCCATCGGTATCATGATGTGATCGTACCCGAGCTTCTTCTCGAGGATCACGCCGGACACGTCCTCCTCGTGCAGGCGCTGCATGATGACGATGATGGCGCTCTTGTCCGGGTCGTTCAAGCGGGTCGGGATCGCCTGCTCGAACGTCTCGATTGTGCTCGTGCGCTCGGCCTCGGACGCGGCGCTGTCGACCGAGTGCGGGTCGTCGATGATGACCCTGTCGCCGCGCGCGCCGGTCATGCCGGTCATCGAGATCGCTTGCCGGAACCCGTTCGCGGTCGTCTCGAACTTGGTCTTTGCGTTCTGGTCGCCGGTCAGCATGACGCGGTCGCCCCAGCGCTCCTGATACCACTCTGATTCGATTAGGCGGCGCATCTTGGTGCTGTCGCGGATGGCGAGGTCGAGGTTATGGGCGGCACAGACATACCGCATGTAGGCCATATCGCGCGGCCCCCACTCCCACGCGGGCCAGAGCACATTGACCAGCAGGGACTTCATCGCGCCCGGCGGGACGTTGATCAGCAGGCGGTTATAGTACTGGACGTCGTCCAGCATCATGCCGTCGGTGATCGCGGTCAGGTGCATCGCGATCGCGTCGATGTGCCAATTGTGGACGTAAGGCCTGCCAGGCTCGATGATGTGCCAAGCCTGCTTGATGAACTCGACGAGCGATTCCTCGCAGAGGCGCTTGTTAACCCTATACAGCGACTCTTTGAGGTTTACCTTCTGCCCGTCGAGCATCAGGAATGTCATATAAGCTCATCCGAAACTTTGAGATTGAGGATCGGTTTTAGAACGTCGAGGATGGCCCACAAGGCGGAGCGATACTCGTCGAGCGTGTCCTCGAGATGGTTGATGTCTTCGAGAAAAGCGCTGTCAGCGTCGTTCAGGATCGGCTCACGCGCCATTTCGGCGACATAGACCCACCGCGCGCGGTCATCATCTGAAAGAGACTTCCATGTTGGCCAGCCTTTGCCATCATTTCCGAGCGCTTCAGAGTAATCTTTGTACATCATTTCGGCGAGATTTTCATCGCTTATCATGGCTTGTGCTCCTTTTTAACGATACCCTTGACTTTTTTCCTATTCAAGGCTCTCTCCTCAAAACTATCCTCAAACGCCGCCCGCTCGCCGAGCATCTCCGCTGGGCGTTTCATGCGCTGGGCCTTGATCGCCTCGGCTTTGGCCTTGATCGCCTCGGCGTGAGCCTTCTCGCGGGATTCCCATCCCTCGTCCTTCATCAGCGGATTATTTTGGATCAGGTGCTCGAGCATGCCAAGGATGATCCGCGCGTCGGCCACCTCTGGGTGATTCGGTTTGAGCTTGTACAGGGCGATCATCAGGCGCTCGATCGTGGCCTGACACACCGACATGCTTTTGAGAACTGCGTCATGGTCGCGCTTCGGGACGCGCAAGCCTGCCATCATTTTCCAGTGCCGCGCCTCTTCTTGCGCTTTTTCTAAGATTTCTGCCAATTCTTTCATCATTGTTGTTCTCCTGTTTCATATTCCGCGTCGATAACATCTTCCTCTTGTTCATCCTTTGGGCCCTCCAGAGACAGCGTCAAAGCTTCCTTGATCACCAAGAGCTGGTCGAGATCGAACGCCTCGGCGTCGATCACGCGGCCTTCCACCTGAACCTTCGCGTTCACGTCGATGTCGACCTTGTCGCCATAGCGGAAGCGCGCCAGCCTGATGGCAGTCCACCGGCGATCGTTCACGATTTCCTTGCGGATCTCAAAGTCAACGGTCGCCCATTTTCCCTCGCCAAGCAGGATCGCCTCGCTTTCCTCCATCTTTGTTTCGATCGAATATTCGCGCGCGCGGGCGTACTCCCGCATAAAAAATGGATCTCTTTTCAACTCAAGATTGATTGTGTCGTTGGAAATGTTGAAGCCTTCGTCCTTGACGATAGACACGACAGAACGGCCAGCTGCGATCTGCTCGCAGACGTAAGCCTTTTTCTCGTCAGTCATAATTCTTGGCCGACCTCGACCGTCTTTTTTCATCTAAAATCTCCCAGCCCGCAAAAACATACCATTTCGGGCCAAAAAAGCAAATCGGCCCGCCAAAACATGACGGGCCGACGTTTTACCACCTCAAAGTGGCACATATTTGAAGGTTTTGCGCCCTTTGTTGTTGTGGTTGATTGGGATCCGATAAACCATGTTTTTCTTGATCAGGTTTTCCAGCACAGTCCGGACGTCGTCAGGCTTCATGGTCCTCTTGCGGTTGATGATCACACCCTCGGTCATTTCACCAGCCGACTTGATGATCTTGTAAACCTTGCTCTCGACCGTCGAAGCCTCCTTGTCCTTTTCGTCCAGCCGCCAGATCCTGACGCCTTCATCTTGTTGAAGGGCGTCGAAGTGCCGGTGGTATTTCTCGCCATAATTCCGGCAAAGGAGCTTTCCCTCATCCTCCGAGATATCGCGAGCCAAGAACGAATCCCCAATCTCCATCTCTTGCCATGGGGCCCTCTCAAAGATTTTGAACCGTGACGAGGGATGGACGATATTTTTTTCAATTACAAACATTTAAGCCTCCTTAGAAGTAGCATTGACTTATTTGTAATATGAAAATCTCTGATTACTGTCAATTTGACTTTTTATTGATTTAACGTAGGGCCAAACGGCAAAAACGCCCTACGCATCTCGTATGTATTAAATCATTGAAATTATTATATAAAATATATATATATAGATATATATATACATAGTTATAATACTGGTTTGTAATTTTGTGATGAAACAGTCTTAAGGCTATGTCTCTATTTCTCTTAATTTTTTGGGGGTATAGAGGGTGTATGTATAGGGTGTATATGTGTATATATAACCCTAAGTATCTTTGTATTCTAAGTATTTGAAATTATTAAACAATTCGTGTTACGTATTTTCCCTACGCATCTACGTATCATTTTCAAATTCCCGTCATACGTGTATGCTCCCATGCGTTGTTTTCAATTGGAGATCCGCCAATGATTTTCTCGAACGTCGTCGAAGTAAGCATGCCAAACCTGACCATCCTCAACATCGGAACCGAAGGAGCCGACAAAATGAGCTACGATTACCGCGTTGTGTACATCCCTGACGAAGATGTGGACTTTTTCGTCATCCGCGAAGTCTTCTACAACGAAGACGGCGACATCATTTACTGGTCTGAAGAGGACGC